ACACTGTGTTCGAGGAAGACGAAGAGTCAGACGGATACGGCGAAGATGATTAATTGGTACAACGAAGTCAGCAGGAACCTAGCAAAGATACCAGACTGCGTGGCATACTTCGACAAGGAATTGTTAGAAGCCAAGAAGCAGTGTAAAATATACGGTAACCTAGAAAGAGCCAGTGCGGCATTACCAGGTATAGTGGAAGAAAGATTCAGTCAACTACAACAACTAGAAGCGATACTTGAGTACCTAAACATTGAGTTGAGGAGACTGAGATCAAAGACTTTCAGGAAATATCTAGAGAACTACAACAGGGCGTTATCAAGCAGAGACGCAGAGAAGTATGTTGACGGTGAGGACGATGTTGTCGACATGGACAAGATTATAAATGATTTCGCACTAATCAGAAATCAATGGCTGGGCATAACCAAAGGACTGGATCAGAAACAATGGCAGATAACGAACATTGTAAAACTGAGGGTCGCGGGAATGGAAGATGCCGATATCAAATAACAGGATAATACTCACAGATGTTGACGGCGTGCTTTTAGAATGGGAGCATCATTTTTCTAAATGGATGTCGCTGAGATCATATTTCGATGAAAACGGAACGAGATATTATCCCTATAAACAATTACCGGACATGCTGGACGAATATGACATGGCCATCAGATATGGGGTCAGCAAAGACACGATCAGACAAGAGATCAGGGAATTCAACAGGAGTGCTTGGATGGGCACACAGAGGCCAATGCTGGAATCACAGACCTGGGTAAAACTGTTGGCGGCCGAGGGCTGGACGTTCATACCTATCACATCGCAGACATCAGACATTCCAGGACAGCAATTACGTAAGCGGAGATTGGGAGAACTGTTTGGGGATCATGTATTCACAAATTACCATATACTGGGCACGGGTGCTGACAAAGACAGTGCTTTAGCGGAGTTTCATGATACCGGACTGTATTGGGTGGAAGACAAGCCAAAGAACGCTGTACTGGGGCTCAAATACGGTTTAAAGCCTATATTAATAGACCATCCATACAATCAAGACCTACAACATCCTGACATTATACGTGTAAGTAATTGGAAACAAATACACGAGATAGTCAGTGGAAAAACCAAAAAATAAAAGCAATTTCTGTATCAAACCATTCAACAGTGCATGGCTTAACGCCAAAGGAGATCTCAATGTCTGCTGTGTAATAGATCCTCTAAAATCCGACTTCCAAAACAAAAAACAAGACAGTATCAAACAGACGGACTTACACTCTTGGTGGAAAAGCGATTACCTAAAGTACTTAAGATCAAGTTTCCTTGAGAATAAGAGACCGGCAGAATGCATAGAGTGTTGGATGAAGGAAGATAATGGGATAACCAGTAATCGTATGAGATCTAATACAGAACACAATGCAATATTTGAAAACAAGTACGAGAGAAACTTGAAATTGATTGGTAAAGATGACCTTGATTTCCCCGAAGATGTACAGATGAATATAACAAACCTTTGTAATCTGAAATGTCAAATGTGTTCAGGTGAAAATAGTTCTAAGTTGCTAGTAGAAAACAAGGCTCTTGGATACGAAGATCTCAACCAAAAAGATTACGATCTCGAGGATGCCGATTATCACAAGATGTTAGAATTAGTAAAATATGATTTAAAGGTATTAAAGGTGTTAGGCGGCGAACCTTTCTTCAATCCCCGTGTAATAAAGTTACTAGAGATGCTTGTAGAAAATGGACAAGCAAAAAAAATAAAATTACATGTCACCACTAATGGTACAATGTGTGATGACAAGATCATATCATTGTTGAAAAACTTCAAAGATTTGAGGTTAGTTTTCAGTGTAGACGGAGTAGGAAAATGCAATGAGTATATGAGATTCCCATCTAGATGGGAAGTGATCAGTGACAACATAACAAAGTTTAAAGAAAATTTAGTGGATGCCTATATAATGGTAAACTGTGTTGTGCAAAATCTCAACGTGCTCTATGTGAATGAATTATTGGAATTCACCGATCAAAAAAAAATATTTGTCAAATTTGATCTAGTCCTTGAACCACATTGGTTGCATCTGTCAGTGTTACCAAAAGACGTATTGAGCATGGCATACAAAAAGTTATCTGGCGTAAAGGAAAAAAACTTACTGCACACGGACAACGTCAAAGAAATTATAGAACTTTTGAAACAACACATCGATAATTACAGTCTCGACGAGAACAAATACAAAAACTTCATAGACATGATCAACAAGAGAGATACCTACAGGAAAATCAAACTTGAAAATTACATGCCCGAATTAGCAAGAGCAATTGCCACGTGAAAATAACAATCTATATATCTTTGGTAAAGATAAGTTCAATGTTGTGTTTTTTACCAATTCTGTTTGTCCAAACTTTATATCCACGACTTTGATATTTTTCCACTATCTCGTCTAGTCTATCAAAGTTGTCATCTGTGTCACCTATATCCATTTCGCATTCACACAGGATAACTTTTACCGGCAAAGACAAATCCAGTATTTCATTGAGCATCTCATACCAACGTCCTTCCACGTCTAATTTTATGACATCTACTTCAGCGCCGTGCTGATCAGCGATCTCTTTTAAATTTGTTGTTTGGACTTCCATCACATTCTCATATTTCTCCGGCTCATCTAATTGAAAACATTTGCCATCGCCGGCGACGTCGTAAAACTTCATTGTCTGCCCTGCGACTGTGTCATAGGCTTTGCTAGTATGAATAATGTTATAATCACCTCTATTTGCACTGTCTGTGGTCTGTTTTGATAACGGAGTTGGATCAAAGGTCAAGATCTTTGCTGTGCGATTATCTTTCCTACAATTGACTTCGTACCTAATCTCCCTAGAGACACCAAAGTTCCAAAACATTTTTGCATTTTTTCTAACATGATCGGGTGTGCTATATTGTTTGTACCGTGTCCATCCTTGTTGGTTTACTGCACCACCACTGGGCGATAAAGTAAACTTGCTTTCATACTCTCGGCAACGTTGTGAAATCTGCATATGGAAATATTTATAGTTAAATATTCATGTGAAAATATACGTGGGACACGACAGCAGAGAAGACATAGCATACCAAGTGTGTGAGCATTCGATAAAAAGAAGAGACCCGTCAGCAGAGGTCATCCCTTTAAAGCAAAAACAGATGCGAGACCAAGGACTGTACACCAGACCTGTGGACAAGTTGGCATCAACCGAGTTCACATTCACTAGATTCTTCGTGCCATACATAAATGACTTCAAGGGATGGGCAGTGTTCTGTGACTGTGATTTCCTATGGAAGATTCCAAGCCACGAACTTGAGAAATACTGTGATCCAAGCAAGGCTGTTGTTGTGGTGCAACATGATTACACGCCAAAAGAAACAACCAAGATGGACGGACAGGTGCAGACATCATATCCCAGGAAGAACTGGTCAAGCATGGTGCTTTGGAACTGCGAACACCCCAAGAATAAAATCCTCACACCAGAACTATTGAACGAAGAATCACCAAAGTTCCTACACAGGTTCAGTTGGTTGGATGACAACGAGATAGGTTCAATGCCCGCAGAGTACAACTGGTTGGTAGGCTGGTACAAGGAGCCAGGGGACGGCACACCAAAAGTATTACACTACACGGAAGGTGGTCCATGGTTTGATGGTTACCGAGATTGTGAGTATGCAGATGACTGGAAGAAGGAACTAATAAATCTTTTCAGCTCGTAAAATCAAAAATAAATCTTGTCTATCTGATCACCGTTTGGTTTTTGTTCTATTATCTCACTGTTATTGAATCCTAGGTGGAACATGTATTCGTCCATTTCATTTTCAGATGGCATATCTGGAAACTGCTTATCCTTGTGTATGTTGACTTCTTGTATCACGTATTTTGCACGTGTGAATATATCTGGGGCACCATTCATGACCATTATCTCAGCACCCTGAACATCTTGTTTGATCAAATCATACTGGGCATCCTTGCCAACTAACCGATCCAACGTTTTCATCTGTCTGATCTCATAATCTTTGAAAATACCAAACACTGTTGAACCTTTTGTGTATGTGACTTTTTTCTTGTTACCCTTGTCAATTTCACGGAGGTACATTTTTATTTCCCTGTCACTGTCTCCAAGCACCGCGATATGATAATCGTCGGTTACTTCTTTTAATCTTTTCTCGTGTTTTTGTCCTGCTTCAATGCAGGTGTAATGAGCATTGGGCCAGATAGGTTTGACGTTTTTGGTCCAGAATCCATTCCACGCACCTATATCTAGTATCCTCGAAGGCATGAACTCTTGTTTTGATTTCAGTTCTTTCAAGTATTCGTACATCATGCTTTGTAATAGATTATATCTGGCCAAGTTTTGATCAGCACTTTGAATCCTAAGGATTTCAAATGCTCCTTGATATCTCTCTTACTGCTACCGTATTTCTCACTGTTGCCGTTCAACTCAATCATCAAGTATTCAACATTTTCTAGAGTTTTTTCCGCACCCTTGAGCACTTCCATCTCCAAACCTTCAACATCTATCTTTATGAAATCCACCCCTTTTAAATCTAAAGAATCTAACTTGTTGATCTTGGTTTCACCTTTTTCCAACAACACCCTAGTGTTTTGTGTGGCGCTTTCCTCGGTCAACTTCACAAATCCGTCATCATTGCCTATTGCTTGATTGTACAATCTGACATGACTGTGAGCACTCATGTTCCTTGTTAGACATTCATAGTGCAACTTGTTAGGTTCATAACAATGAACGTTCTTTGCATACTGTTGCATGGCCATAGACCAAGTTCCACACCATGCCCCTATGTCGATTATGAGATTGAATTTCTTATTCTGTATTTTGCACCATTGGAGAAATTTATCGAGACAGGTGTCCTGCATGTAAGGGTGTCCCTTTTCCCGCCATTTTTCTATTTGTGCGTCTGCGGACGGTACCCATAAACCTCCACTTAATTTTTCTATCTTCATAATATTCCCTTGTCCATCAATATCTCAACTGCCGTACCGTTCTCTAATTCTTCCGGTGTGAACTGTTGGTAGGCCAGACTGTACAACCAAGGCTCAGGACCACCGTAGTATGGATTTTCTATATCTGACAGTTCAACGTTCCCGACATCGACAGCAAAACTCTTATCATCACAGAACACAGGTATACCTTCACACATGGCCTCCACGGCCACTATGCTACAACTTGTGACCACACACCATGCCTCCTTGAGGTCCTCGGATAGGGGTACTTTCGCTTCACTTGGTCCTGATGTACCCCTGCCCCTAGGCTTGTGTCGAAGTCGGATTGGTCTGTCTGTGTATCTCTTGATCTGCTCCATGGTCTCGTTCGTCCAATTGGGTCTGTCTAGGTAGTTGTGTATACCTGCACTACTAGGACATACCAAAACATACTTGCCAGCGAAGTTTGGTGCCTTGATCTTCATTCCAAACTTCTCGAATCTATCTGCTTTGCTTTTTTTTATGTAAGGCACGTGTATGGCATTCCTACACACACGCCAATAATGATTGTCAGGTTTTAGATTGTTGTTGTCAAATCTTCCAAAGTAAGGTGTGTCAGTGAACCAGTAGTTGTAATTACGTGCTTCACACTTCTTGACCATTTCCCTGTTGTTGCCAACAAATCCCCAGAACATCGAATTAGGCACTGGATCTGTTTCTACTGCGTTGTCTAATTTGACAATCTGGTCAGGCCATGTTTTCTCGACACCGTTGAACACTTCCCATGCCTTGCTGTTCTTATTACTGAATGGTGCGTAGATTGTTAGCATCTATAAATTCCATTAGTTGTGTTGCCCATTGTTGATGTCCTTCTGCTGATGGGTGTGGATCGGTTGGACTTACAATTAAATTTCGATCTGTTACAAATTCCAAATGACTAATATTAGGGCTAAAAAATCTATCCATGTTGATCGCGTTCCTAATGACTTCAAAATCTGCTGTGCCATTGCCAAAATCGTTAGGCAGAGAGTTGTACATCACATAAGGTATTTGCTTACGTTCAAAATAATTTTGTAGGTCAAAAACATTTTCTAAAAAATTCATGGTTAAATTATTTTCAATATCCCACCCTTTGTGGCTCCTGATAAAACTAACATTGTCCAATGTCTTCCAAGTACGCCAAGTGAGGTCTGTGCCTGGTACGCGACCTTTCTTCCATCCATCATCTGTTACGTAATCGTTCCTGACCGAACTGGACCAACCTATCACAGCAAACACATCTTTGTCTTGATTTTGCTCGAGCCATACTTTTGATGAGAAACTCACTCTCGTATTTCCCCGACCTCCCATCGCGATGTTGGCAAGTTCCATGCCATACCTTTCAGCGATAATTTTACTGGTAAATGTGTCTACTCCGTCCTTAGGTCTGGGAGTTAGGAAACTGCAACCGTTTGAGAATAATATCATAATAGTGTACTATAACATAATTATTAATAAAATGTTAGCCAAAAACATAAACTCGCTGAAGTATTTCCTCGACCGTTGGGAAACGGTGGACCCGGAATACAATTACACTGTGCCCTATCATGACTCCATAGATCCACACTTCACAAGTTTACCAACCTTTGTTGCTGAATTCCACAACTGTAAAATACATACCTGCCCGTTGTTGCTGACTAGGGAAAACAAACTGATCACGGAACACGTATGGAAACTGACTCACAAGCGTAGACACAAACCTCAGCAGAGCCATGGCTTGTGGAAAGATTGGGACACCGAGATGGATATTACACTACCACCGGTCACAGAATCTTTTAATGAGACCAACACCTACGTGTGGTTGCCGGTGGATGATGAG